GGAGTATTTGCGCGAACTATCCGCCGAAATCATTGATATGACAAACGCTGGCGGCGTTATGGAAGCGTATAAAAAGATTCAAGGTGAAAATCTTGATAATGAGCAGATGATTGCTTTGTGGTCTTTACTGCCAAGCAACGTCCGCAGTAAACTGAAGAAAGCAAAGGAATCACATGAGTAACAAACTTGACGTTATCGCCGTGGTTGGCGAATACACAAACGCACAGGGGCAAACCAAGAAACGCTTTATTAAAGTTGGTAGCGCATGGGACAAAGGCCAGCAAGGTATTAGCATTAAGCTGGATTCAATCCCGTCTGGCAACGAATGGGACGGTTGGCTTACTGCGCGTCCACCGCTTGAACGTCAAGAAAAGCCACAACGTAAAGCAGCACCAGATTTTGACGACGACCTGCCATTTTGAAAGGAACTGCCATGAAAAAACTTACCATTACAATCATTCTTGCCGCCAGCGCAGTAAGCGCCTTTGCATCTTGCCCAATGGGTACGGTGTACCGCTGCTACAGCACACCTAACGGCAAAATGCTCTGCGGTTGCTTTTAACTAATCGGGCCGAAAGCGGATGCTGACCGTGCCACTTAGGGCGTAATCCCTTCAGTACCGCAGATCAGACGCAGCGAGTAGGCCCCACCTTTTTGGAAAACACATGACCACATACGCAGCACTTGAATCTGACATCATCCGATGGGCAGAAGCAAGGAAGATCATTCCACACGCCACACCGCAATCGCAACTTCTCAAAGCATTTTCTGAGATGGGCGAACTAGCAGATGCGACTCAGAAAAACAACCGTGATGAAATCATTGATGGTGTTGGCGATGTCATGGTCTGTTTGGTGAATTACTGCGCTCTCCAAGACATTGATTTGGTAAACTGCATGCAAGTCGCTTACGACCAAATCAAGCACCGCAAAGGCACTTTGTTGCCTTCAGGCGTGTTTGTCAAGGAATAGCAAGCGTTCGTCCTGCCTGCGTTTTACCAGACCGGGCAGGATTTTCCCACCACCTATCGTGTACTTCAGGAATTCGTCCGCAGCGCCTTCCACATCGCCGCGCAACAGTTTCTGACGCAGCGTACTTCGCTGCAACGTACCAAGACCGACATTAAAAGAGAAGCTAACAAGAGCATCAAACATGCTTTGTGTAAGCTGGACAGGACAGTAAGTGTGAACACCGCGCTCAAACCTTTCCAAGTCTTTTTTCAGCAAATCATCCACTTCAGCCTCTGACCAGACCCGAGCATCTTCAGGTTTCAACGGAAAGCCATCTCTTTGGTCCATAGGCAGCTTTGCCTGCTCAGGGTATAGGACATGCCCAACCCCTATCGTCCAGAGCTTTGCGGGGCATTTATAGGGCTTGTAGCGCACCCCTTCATGGTGACGGATAACCTTACAAGCCTCAGCAGACACTTTCATTTTCCGAACGCCCTGCCACCAAAGTGGAACGTGATGATTGCGGCAAACATGATGCGCGTATCTTCATCCCAAAGCATTTCGGCTAGGTCTTTGAACGATGCGCCGTTCTGATAGCCGTGAATGAAAATCATAATGTCAATCAAAACCAGCAGCAGGAAGAAGCCAAGCGTCAGCAGGGACCGAGTGCCAGCGCGTAAATTGATGACCCATTGTGCCGCGCCCTTGCCAATCTCTGCGTCATGCTTATACAGGGCTTCCATCTCGGCTTTCTGTGCGTCAATCACAGATGTTTTGATGGCCGTATCAGCCTGAATCGAAATCTGCTCTGTGTGTATCTGCTCAATCCGTTCCTGATATTCCAGCCCTGCTTTCTTCAAGGCTAGTTCGCGTTCTGTTTGCATAGCAGCCAGCGCCAGTTCATGCTTCTTGTCTGCCTTGTCTTGGAACATTTCAAGAAATTTTGGCATCCCGGACATCAGGAAGGACAGAAGGGAAGATAGAAGTGTCAGCATAGTTATCTCAGGTATTTAAAGACAAGGTACACGCCATACAAAACCATGATGGCAAGCAAGGCAGCAACGCCAGAGACTATGCAGACTTCAAAAATCTCGCGTCTACGTCTTTGCTTGGCTTGTTTGGCACGGAGTTCAGCAAGTTCTGCCGCCTTCTTGCGTTGACGGATGGCATTGCGTTCTTTGATGATGTCGTTCCATACATCAGCTTGTCCAGAATAGATCAAGAACTGCTGCAGTTCCTCCATCATGTCTCGGATACGCTTTGCGGCCATGACAGATTCCATAGCCTCGGCCATGTCAGAACGACCTGCTTTGTGCTTGTCTTCTGTGGACGCTTTAACTACGGCATCTTGCGCGTCAAACAAGCGCATGAACTCGCTCATGCACTCATGTGCGCCTTTGCCTACCGCAATTGCTTTTTTGATTGTGCCGATTGCCGTTTCAGCAGTGGCAATCAAAAGCCCAATTTCCGCAATCATAACTACCTCACCATTGGCACCAGAATATGAACTGTCCAAATGATGAAGGTAACAACTACTGCCGCTGCTATAAAGCTAACGGCAAAGTCTTTCATTTTGGAAAATGCGAAACAGATGCCCAAATCACACCGGCCATTGATACCAGCATGATTCCAGCACTTTTGAGCATGATGCCTTCAATGCGCTTCAAACGGGCATTGATAGCCTCATAACGCATAGCGCAAACTGCTTCATGAGAATTCAGCCGCGCCTCTGTTTCGTTAATTGTCGCCATGATTCTCTACAACATCAAATTGAACAATGGGTTTATCTATTGTCATATGCTGTAGATTGGCAATCAGCCGATTGTCGTTAGGGGCAAATTCTAAAGCCTTTCGACAAAGCTGGATAGCTTCATCTTTAAGGCCCAAATTCCAAGCAGCAATGCTGGCATAGTCCCAAGGCTTTTCGGTCCATACTGACGGGTCCATCGTGTAAACCAGTGCTTTGTCAGTAATCTGTAAGGCAGATTTGGCGGCCGCATAAGATTCTGCCCACATACAAAGCCGATAGCACTGTATGCTAAGTTCTACCCAAGGTTCACGGGTGCCGGGGGCTTCAGCCACAGCCAGCCGAAACCATTTCAATGCTTCATGTGGGTTGCCTTTTTCGGCATAGGCTTTACCCAAAAGGCGCATAGCGTAACAGCGTTCGTTTACCCAAGTAGCCTCGGGCATTGCAAGGTACTTATTCAGCGCCACAATGGCTTCATCCCACCGGGCATAGAACGTCAGTTCCCTAGCGTGATAAAAAGCGTTACGGGGGCATTTAGGGTCTTCCTTGACCGCCAGTTCCAGCAGCGGCATGTACTGTCCACGGCTTTTGGTCGGGTCAGGATGATGGCTAACCAACAGCATGTCAGTTTGCGCGTAAATCTCTTGAATCCTGCCATCAGGACGGGGATATTCATGGACCGGATGATGCCAATGGTAGCCGTTGCGATGGTGGATTTTTTCGTAATAGAAGCTGATGCCACAACCCCAATCAAATTTATAGCGCAATCGGGTTGTCTGCGCTGTCCATACGCGCTCGATTTCCTCACGCCATCCGGGTTCTAGGATTTCGTCAAGGTCCAGCGAGATACACACATCGTAATCGCCGGGAATCAGCGCCAGCGCAGTATCTCGGGCTTTGTCAAAGCGCCAAGGCTTGATGCAAATGTCATAAACCTTGGCTCCGCATTCAATTGCTTTTTTAACTGTTCCGTCCGTGGAACCAGTGTCAGCAATGAGAATCAGGTCTGCTTCTTTGGCTGAATCACAAAACCTGTGAACAAACTGTTCTTCATTCTTGCTAATGGCATATACGGCAATTTTTAGTGTCATATTATTTTTTATTAAATTTTAATAAATTTTTGATTCAATCCAAGACAAAGTTTTTTCATCCCAATCATACATTTTTCCGTCTTGCGGATAAGGTATTGGCGCTTTCCAAATACCCATTTGTTCATTAAGCATCCAACTATCAAACGGTTTTGGAGGAATAAATGCATCAAGAGTTGTGTTATACAAAAACCCAATTCCCGCAAAATTTTTTCGCAAGGCTTTGGATTGATCGGCAGAAGGTTGTCCGGTAGCGGGGTCGTAATGAACCCCACCACGTGTGTTGTACGAGGTCTGAATCCACGTTCCCGGAGTTGAATCCACAAACGTTTCAAAGAATTCAGGCTCGGCAACGATGACTTGCACAACTTTGCCATCAAGAACTTTTGCAAAATGACTCATGCTGTGTAACTTCCTGAAGATGTAAATTTAATAATGGTGTTGCTGCCATTTGTTGTAACAGTCGGCGATCCGGTTGTAGTGCCAGTATATCTTGCGGTTGGCACGGAAATAATCACAACACCAGAACCACCAGAACCAGATACAACATTTGAAGTGTCACTACTATTACGAGCACCACCGCCGCCACCACCTGTGTTTGCGGTTCCTGCCGTGGCGTTATTAGTGGCAACGGCTCCAGCACCGCCGCCGCCAGCACCTCCTGCGCCAGCCCCGCTACTATCGGCACAACCGCCCCCACCACCAGCATAAGTAACAGAAGCTCCGGTTATTGACGATGCTGTACCAGCGCCTCCAGCACCACCGCCGTTAGTACCTGTTGCATTTCCTCCAGCAGAAGTAGCACCACCGCCACCGCCGCCAGCAGTAAATCCATTTAGGCCGTTACCGCCGTTTTTGCCTTGCCCAGTAGTTCCTGTGCCTCCAGTTAACCCACCGTTATAACCACCAGCGCCGCCGCCTGAACCACCATTACCACCGTTTTGGCCTGTATTGTTGCTGCTCAAATATGCGCCACCGTAACCACCGCCAGTTGCAGAAATAGAAACACTTCCACCAATTAATGATGAAGTATTTCCTTGATTCCCATTTGTTCCGGGAGTTGATACAACAGATGCACCACCACCACCAACAGTAATTGTATAAACAGTTGAAGGTGAAAGTGTAGTTGTGCCAGTTAACATTCCACCAGCACCACCACCGCCACCAATACGAGAACCACCAGAACCACCACCCGCAACAACCAAATAATCAGCAGAATATATTTGTGCTGGCGTTATATTGGTATAAGTTATCCAACCTTGTGTTGAATCTATATATACCAAACCAACTGTATTTCTGTCGCCACCAACAACACCATTAGCAGATGTTCCATCCAAATTATTACCATTTGGATTGATTGTTAAATTGTTGATGGAAAATTTTCCAGCGTAATCTGTCAACATAATTTGTTGACCAACAGATGGGCTTGCAGGCAATGTTACAGTCAAAGGACCAGAAGTAGTATTTACAGGATAAGCATTACCTGCTGTCGCTGTAAAACCAGTTGTTTGTACTGATTGCCATGTTAAGCCACCACCACTTCCAGAGGGACCTGTAGGGCCCGTGGGTCCAGCAACGGTGGATGCGGCACCCGTAGGTCCCGTAGGCCCGTTGGTTCCGTTTGTTCCTGTAGGTCCGGTAGGTCCATTAGTTCCGTTTGCTCCGGTGGGTCCAGTAGGCCCCGCAACGGTTGATGCTGCACCTGTCGGGCCCGTAGGTCCATTTGTTCCGTTTGTACCAGCAGGCCCGGTGGGTCCCGTTAATCCCGTAGCGCCAGTACTGCCTGTAGGGCCCGTTGGTCCAGCAACGGTGGATGCGGCACCCGTAGGCCCCGTGGGTCCAGCAGCGCCAGCAGTTCCATTTGCGCCTGTGGGCCCAGTGGGTCCGACATCGCCTTGGGTTCCTTGAATGCCTTGAACACCTTGCGGCCCCGTGGGTCCAGCAACGCCCTGAATTCCTTGCGGTCCGGTGGGCCCGGTAGCGCCGACTGCGCCTGTAGCGCCAGTGCTTCCTGTGGGGCCAGTGGGTCCCGCATTTCCTTGAATTCCTTGCGGTCCGGTGGGTCCGACATTACCTTGACTGCCTGTAGGCCCGGTGGGCCCGATATCGCCTTGTATGCCCTGAATTCCCTGCGGTCCCGTGGGGCCCGTAGTTCCAGCAATGCCCTGACTTCCGGTGGGCCCCGTAGGTCCAACATCGCCTTGAATGCCTTGACTTCCAGTGGGCCCCGTAGGTCCAACATCGCCTTGAATGCCTTGACTTCCAGTGGGCCCGGTGGGTCCGACTTCACCTTGAATTCCCTGAATTCCTTGTACGCCTTGTACGCCTTGCGGTCCTGTGGGTCCGACACTTCCAACGCTTCCTGTGGGACCCGTGGGGCCGACATTACCTTGATTTCCCGTAGGCCCGGTAGGACCGACACTGCCTGTGGGTCCAGCATTTCCTTGGGGACCCGTGGGTCCAGCTTGTGTGTATGTTGCTTGTACAGCAGTAAACACCACAGAAGGAATCCGTGGACTAATAGGCGTTGTTCCTGCTGGTGTTGTAGTCAATGAAACTTGTGTGCTGGTTGTTGCCCAAACAAGTTCAACAAAATCACCAGCAACAAATGGCAATACAAAATTAACTGTGCCAATGACGTTTCCGGGTGTGCCGCCATGACTATTAATAATGCTGAATTTGCTATCAGTATCAGGCAAATCACCAGTGCTGCCAGAATCGTTTTTACGCAACCAGACGTTAGCATCATGAATTTGCGTATCAGTATTGGTAAACTGAATTGAGAATGTCAGGCTATAAACGCCATCATGTGCAAACGTCACACGGCTACCAGAAACAATGCTTACGCCATTATTGGCAGAATCAGCACTGTTTAAAGTAATTGAATAAGGCGTATTGATTGCGGCAGCAGTTTGAGTTGTGGTATCCCAAAAAGAACCCCAATAAGCCACGGCACCACCAGCGCCGGGTGCGCCTTGTGGACCTGTTGCACCCGTGGGACCAGTAACAGATGGGCCGGTGGGCCCGACAACACCTGTGGGGCCCGTGGGTCCAGCATTTCCAGTATTGCCTTGCGGTCCCGTGGGTCCGACATTTCCTTGAATACCCTGAACGCCTTGTACGCCTGTAGGTCCAACATCGCCTTGAATGCCCTGAACGCCTTGCGGCCCCGTAGGGCCCGTGGGTCCAGCTACAGTGGAATCTGCGCCCGTAGGTCCGGTAGCGCCCGTGGGTCCAATATTTCCTTGTGCGCCTTGACTTCCGGTGGGCCCTGTGGGTCCAGCATTTCCCTGAATGCCTTGACTCCCTGTGGGTCCGGTGGCTCCAACCGCGCCTTGACTGCCTGTCGGACCCGTAGGTCCGATAGCGCCTGTAGCGCCAACACTACCTGTAGGCCCCGTAGCAC